AGATCTAGTATGCCCAAATTTCAATGTCAGCTCCTCAATAGAAAACCCTGATTGAAGTAACATTGATACCGCTATTCCAAAAGCATCATAAGCTCCTGCTAATTCAGATCCTTCTTTTCCGATCACAATAAACAACTCACCGGGAGTTCCATCCTCGAACAAACCAACAGTTAAATACAATTCGCAAACTGCTCCAATAATCGCCTTGTGAGTAACAGATCGTCTTGTGGCTGGAAGATGTCTTCTTTCTTTCTTTATCACGTCTTGCCTCTCTTTCGCATCTTTTTGAATCTATCTTTGCTTGGTGTTTGGTCGGCTCGATAGTTTCCGTCAAAGAGATTTTTCCAGCGGTTGATTCCATCATCACTGAGAAATGTCTCGATGCCATAATCCTTTGCAACACTCTCCAGACCTCTCAACTCTAGGACATCATCTTCCATATTAATTGGGCACTCGTCGAATGGAAAAGCGTCTAATGGAAGACTTACTAATCTTTTGTTTAAGTTGGACGATTTCGTATCTCGACTCATTATGTCTTTATATTTTTTGCTCTCTTTTTTCAGATCACCAAGCAAAAATTTGATTGCTGTCTTTTCTCCAACGCCAATAACTCCTGCAACATTATCTCCTGGACAACCTGCAATAGCCTTTACAGCAGACCACAGACTTGGAGGGATCCCATAATTCTGTTTGAAGGAATCAGCTGTCCAAAGTTTTTTGCTACTTGGGCTGTACATCATCACCTTGTTGCTTAGACATTGAAACAGATCTTCATCTGCTGATATTATCACAGCTGGCTTATCATCTTTGGACAAGGCCAGAGCGGCAATGAGATCATCAGCTTCGAATCCGTTCCTCTCGAACACATTCGCAAATCCTATGCTTGGCAAAATGTTATGACTTAATTCTTCCATTTGTGACCAAAGTGTTTTATAACGATCTTCATCTTCTGGAGACAGATCTTTGCGCCTGTTGGATTTGTATTGAGGATATATTTTCTTTCTGAGACTTTGCTTCGAGTCCCAGCAAAAGGCAAATCTATTCGTCGAGAATTTGTGTCCAAGCATCAGCACTCTGGACAAAAAGCCAAACACAACCCCGGAAGCAAGACCATCATAAGCCAGATCACCTGTTGTGTGAAATGCTTGATGCGCTATGTAGTTGCAGTCCAGCAATATTGTTTTTGCTCTCACTGATATCTCCTTTTACGATCCGGCTTGAGTTCCTCTTCGATCCTGTTCCAAGCATCTCCTGTTATCTCTTTCATGCGATCTTCTAGCCCATCCTCTTCTATTTTCTTTATCAGATTATCTCTGGTTTCTTCTAATCCCAACTCTTCAGCAAATATAGTCTGACCTCGTTTTTTCCACACTCCTTCTTTGACTAGAAAATCAACACAGCTTCCAACATCATCAACACCATAATCATAATAGATTGAAAAGTTGGCCTCTCGTATCTTTCCGGTGAGTTTGTTTTTCGTAACTCTGGCACAGCACTCAACTCCAATAACACGATCATTTCTTTTGATCTTATCATTTCTTTTGATCTTCTTGGTAACACCCATCCAAATTTCGTGTCCAGAATAATGCCCAAGCGCACGACCACCTGCTCTGACATACTTTGGAACAAATGGCATATTAGAAAGATTTTCTCTCACCTGTGATATTATAACAAGCAAGCTATTTGTTCTTTCTATCCCTTGTGCTATCTGCCTAAACATTGCACTCAATCCTCTTGTCTTCTCTGTATTAAAGGATCCTGCTTTCTTGCCACCTTTGTCACGAGCTTTAAGAGCTTCTTCTGCTCGAACTAATTCTTCATCAGAACTTAATGCATCAAAAGAATCTAATCCGTACACAATGCTCTTTTTTTGACTATTCAAATCTTGAATGCAACTGTGAAAGTCTTGTATAGTAGCACTGCCACACTCATCTCCATTCTCGTCTTCCATAGGACTTTCAATTCTCTTGGCCAATCTTTTGCCAAATAAATAAGGTATGTCAAAATGCATAGTGGTCTCAACAGAATCATACACAAGCTGATATTCATCAAACTTTTTTCTTTGAGAAATTTCAGCCAGCATAGTTAAAAACAAAAATGTTTTTCCTGATGACTTATCACCTATGAGATTGACAACCTCTCCTCCAGCAAATCCTCCAAATGGATTGTCAGAGCAAGCCAAATTAAGAAGAGTAGAACCTGTCGGGATCAAAGGCACTTTGCCAAAATCCTTTCGAGGTTCTACCTTCTTTTTGGCTGTTGAGCGAATTTGCTCAACAAGACTTTCTTCTGTTTGCTTAGTTCGCATATTAGTCTTCGTGTCTTGCTGACCTTCTGCGCCTTCTTGTGTCTCGTTCGTCCTTATCAGGATCAGGATCGTCTTTGTCCTTGTCAGCTCTTGATGCTCTGTGCGATCTCCTGCTGTCTCTGCTGTCGTCAGGATCCTTATCAGAGTCCTTGTTATCAGTATCAGATGCAACAGTTCCTAGGAAGGATTTCTCAAGCTCCTCATAGGACAGCACGACCAGAATCTTATCCAGATCGAAAGCATCTTTCAGAACATCTTCATCGATGTCTTTACGATCTTCAAAGTCTATTCTGCTTGCTTCCAAGTATGATCCCTTTGCACTTGTTCTCTCTTTGAATCTTACGACCAGAGTTTTCCCGCCCTGAAGTTCATAAAAACTTCCAATAGTGTCATCATTGCTTTGTCGAACTTCTTCTTCAAGTAGCATTCCAAAGTTCCAATGAGGGAATGCCCATGGGACGACATCTCCGTCATCATTCAACACATTGAAGAGTTGTCGCATGCTTGGCTTCAGAGCTTTGAGTGTTTCCTCATCAGCATTTTCGTCCTTCTTTAGTCTAGCACGTTCTTCACATATCGGACAAGGATCTCCCATTGTCTTGTAAGGACAAACATACCAATTTTCTTCTGGTCCTATACCTCTGTGGATGTAGAAGGTGCGTTCACACCACGTTTCACCCTTGCTTACTTCAGGATGATTTGATACAGATACTTCATAGGGAATGATATCAATTCTATTTTCTCCCTTTGTTACAGCAAGCATCTCAACATCATCTGGCAAGTCAAACAACGGTGTTCCTCCGCCAGATGACAAATGCTTGCGCTTCTCTGCCATCTGTTTGAATTTGTTTGTCTTGGTTGTCTTTCTGTCATCGTCTTTATTTGTCCTCACAGTCACTCTCCTTTGTTTGTTGTTTCTTTGCTCTTATTATTGCCGCTGTTATTAGTTTTGCCGCCGCATATACCCAGACCAATGACAGTATAGATCCTATAACAATTGCAAGACATTGCAATACTGTCATCATTTCGTTCTCCTCCTTATTGTGGTCGGTTGATTTATCCTCTTGTCACTTTCTTTGCCTCCCTTCATTTTATCACGAGCTTCTCTTGTGCGTGATTCTCGCACTCTTTCCAAATCAAGATTCCTTGGTGATTTTGGTCCGGCAAAATATTCTTGGCCATATAGTGTGACCAGATTCTCCAGAGCTTTCTTTCTTTGGTCAAACGCTTTAACAGCACCAGCAACTATGGCCACCTGCTCTTTCAGGTCTATCAAATCCATTTGTGCTTTGTGAAACTCTGTGTCCAGTGTTATTGCTGATGAAACCTGAACTTCAGTAATTTTTTCTATGCCATATTTTTCCGGATCCTTTCTGATGCGTGTTCCAATTTCTGCCTTCAGCACATCAATATTTTCTTTTGCTCTATCATATTGAGCATTGATGTGAGCTGACTCTCTGGATATCTCAACAAACTTTCGAGGCTGTTCAAGCCACTCAACATCCAAAGCATTGTTGTCTATTTGTGATCTTTGTTCATATGTTTCGTGTGTCATTGTTTGCCCTCCTTGTCATTTCATCTATTATTGGTTTGAGTTTTGCCTTACTATAACTCTCAGGCTTTTCCCATTTACCATCTTCTCTTTTTCTGCCGCCAGTCTTACTCATATTGGATCTGTGCACCTCTGTAAACAGTGGTTCTAAATCCAAACCAAATGATAGACCTGCTCCGTACACAACATAAAGCAGATCTGCTAAAGCATCAGCAACCTCGACAAGATCTTCATCCACCAGAGCTACAACAAGCTCAGCAAACTCCTCTTGAATCAAAGACACTCTCAATGCTCTTGTCTCATCATCAGGCAAGCATGGTTTGTCGGCAACCAGTATATCAAAAGCCTTGTGGAACTCTTCAACCATTTTCTGTTCTTTATTCATTTCACAATCCTAAGTTTGTAAGACATCTGTCAAAGTTTTTGATTCCCTTTGCGAATGCCTTCTTGTTCTCAGCTTCATAAAGCACAGCGGCAGGATGTATACACCAGCATATCCAACATTCATACTTAACAGACCATTCAGTAGTTCCATTGAGAGCTGTGATTCCTGTTTCTTGATTCTTAAAGAACTTCAAGCTTGTGTTACCAAAAGCTAGAACAACAACTGGTCTGTTCTCATCTATTTCTTCACTGAGCCATTTCGAGCACTTGTCAATAATAGTTTTCGTCGGCGTTTTTGTCTTTGATGGAAAGCACTTAACTACATTGGTGACATGAAACAATTCTCTCTTTAGCTCAAACTTAGCAAGCTCTGGCCAAAGAATTTCTCGTGCGGCTGTGCCGACAAATCCCTCACCAGCTT